GCATGGGAGATGGCGGTGCTTGTCATCCAAGAGACAATATTGCATTGCGCTACATGGCGCAGGAACTTGATCTAGGCTACGATCTGTTTGATGCTATTATGAGTGCGAGAGAGATTCAAGCAAAAAACCTTGCTCTCGAACTAGTAAAGCACGCCAATGAAAACAACATGCCCATATACATTCACGGCAAAGCATATAAGCCTCAAGTGCCTTATACAGACGGATCATACAGTCTACTAGTAGGACACTACGTTCAAGAGGTAGGAATAAAACCTACCTACATAGACCCTTACACAGGCGACGATTATCAACCTCAAGAACCTGGTGTATTTCTCATGGCACATTCTGCCTCAGTAACCTACGATTACAAAGAAACCAAAACTAGAGATGAAATTTATTGTCCTATCCCGCCATTTAGCATCGTTATAGATCCCTGGCGTAGATTCACAAGTTCTGTAAGTAGAGTAATACATTATGGAAATACTAGACAGAGATAACGTTCGAGTGTAGTATAGTATACTATGTATGATATCGTCTTTATATCCTATAATGAATCAAACGCAGATAAAAACTGGGGACTTTTAAAATCTCGTTTTCCGTCTGCAAAAAGAGTAGACGGTGTAAAAGGAATTCATCAGGCACATATCAAAGCGGCAAAAAAATGCTTTACAAAGATGTTTTGGGTAGTAGATGCTGACGCCGAATTACTAGACGAATTTGCTTTTGATTACGAAGTAGATGAATATAATTTAGACACTGTTCATGTATGGCGTTCTCATAATCCTGTAAATGATTTGATATATGGTTACGGCGGAGTAAAATTACTTCCAAGAACTAAGACTATAAAAATGGATACTTCTAAGCCTGACATGACAACTTCTATATCCGACAGTTTTACAGCAATGGATGAAATTTCAAACATAACAGCATTTAACACTGATTCGTTTTCGGCTTGGCGATCTGGTTTTAGAGAGTGTGCAAAACTTGCCAGCCAGACAATAGACAGACAACGCAATACAGAAACATTTGAACGCTTAGAAATATGGTGTAATCAAGGCGTAAATCGACCGTTTGGTATAGATGCTATTAAAGGTGCTAAAGAAGGCAGAAAATTCGGCGAAGAAAACAAAGACAATCCAACCGAATTACAGAAAATAAACAATTTCGAATGGTTGCTAGAAAAATTCCATGTTAAACATTAAAGAAATCAAGACTGTTCACATTGAACTTACTGATAAATGTCAAGCACAATGTCCTATGTGTGCCAGAAATTTTCATGGTGGAGAATTGCGTCCATTCATCAAAGGCGGCGACATCTCTATAGAAGATTTTAAGGAATGGCTTCCTCGAGAATTTTTGTCTCAGTTAGAAAATTTTTATAGTTGCGGAAACTATGGTGACCCTGCATTTGCCAAAGACTGTCTAGAAATATATGAATATGTAAGAAAATCAAATCCTCATACACGTCTTTCTCTTCATACAAATGGAGGAATGCGCAATAAAGACTGGTGGAGAAAGCTTGCAGAGATAATAGGCACTCAGGCAAATTCTGAAGTTGTTTTTGCAATAGACGGATTTAAAGGCAAGCATGAATTATACAGAAGAAATACAAATTTTGATAAAGTTATAGAAAACATGTGTGCCTTTATTCGTGCTGGCGGCATAGCAAAAGTAGACAGTCTTGTTTTTGAGCATAATGAACATGAAACAGAAGAACTAGAAAAATATCTTCTTGATCTAGGTGTACAGTCGGTAAACTTTGTTCGCACTACTAGATTTTATGAAATGACTGAGTTTAAAGTTTTAGATAAACAAGGAAATTTTGAATATAATCTAAAACCAGCTCAAAGAGAAGAATACAAAATGTCACCTAATTATGCTCTTTCGAAGTTACTGGATCAAGATTACCGAAATAACGCTGTTAGAAACAGCACTATTGTGCCTAGATGTAAAAAAGAAAAAAGTGTATATATAGATCCGTATGGCAATTTGTTTCCCTGTTGTTGGATAGGGGGAGAATATCAAGAAACTCCTGTAAAAGAAGAATTACCAATTCATACACTACGAAATATCACAGTAAAAAATTCACAAGAGATGTTAGACGTTGTAGGCGTGCCTAATTGCAAAGATAGAATTTTTCATAGAGACTTTATGCTATGGAATAAGTTACCAGATTACTGGGAAGGTGAGAATAAATGTCTTACCTGTGCAAGACAGTGTTCTACTATGATGTATGATGTAGGAAAGTATGTCTAATTATCACACTATTCCATTCGATAAAATAGTCAAACTAGGCCAAAAGACTCTCCTAGACCACCGTCTTTTTTCAGTTTCCTGGATCCTGGCTAGATATTGTAATTATTCATGCTCTTATTGCTGGCCATACGCAAGATCTAGTGTCTCAGATCACCGTCCTCTAGAAACCTACTGTAACGTAATGGACAACATCAAGGTACAGAGTCGTCTCAATGGTTTCGACAGTTTCCACTTCAGTTTTTCCGGAGGCGAACCAACTGCATATAAACATTTTCTTAAACTGATAGAACACTATGCTGACGACAGCCTGCCAGAGTATCAAAGCATACACATGACTACAAATCTGTCACCGGGCGCAAAATGGTGGAGTCGCTGGATTGCTGCTACTGAAAATCTTAGTAGGAGATCTATCACAGCAAGTTTTCACGCAGAGTTTGCCAACGAACAACAGTTTGGCGACAAGTGTCTTCAACTGACAGACGCTGGTGTATTTGTCACAATCAATCAAGTAATGGTGCCAGAACTGTTTGACGAATACTGGGAACGCTGTCGCCGCTTTGCAGATCGGGGCATAAACGTCACTGTAAAGCCTCAAAGCGACCCTACAGCAAGTTTTGTAGTGCATGGGTATACCCAGGCACAGGTTGACTGTTTACAAACGGGCTTTCCTCAGCATGCTAACGGTGAAGAACTTGCACAGATGAGATTGACGGACGACGCTGGCACAGAGTACGACCTAGATCAAGCAGAACGACTAAATGCGTTCGGATTTAACAAGTTCAAAGGCTGGCTTTGTAATGCTGGTTATCAGAGTTGTATTATCCGTGAGCCGGGAGGAGAAATAAAACGTTCTTATTCCTGTCACGACCAACCACTCGGCTCTATTGACGAAGGATTTGATCTATTCCAATCACCTATAAAGTGTATAACACCGACCTGTGTGAGTTCAGCGGACTCTAAAATACCCAAGGCAAAAAATGTATAATATTGTATTTTGGAACCAAAAAGAAAATTTGAACAATGTTGATTTTTATAATCATTATGGTTCAACATACAAGCAAAAAATAATGCAAGAAAAGTTTTCAAGATATAACATACCTTTTTCTGAAAAAATTATAGACAACGATAGGTTTAATGCAAGCGACCTTAATATCTTTGTGATTGAAATAAAATATCTAAATGTTTTTTTAGGAACATTGCAAAAACAATTTACAAATTCTACTCTTAACTTTATAAGGAAAAACAATCTTAAAATTATACTACATTATGCTAAAGAGGGCCATGAGTTAGACAATCATATCGAAATAATTTATAAAGAATTAACGAATGCTAATCTTCTTGACAACGAAATATTCTTAATTTTTGGTGATAGAGACTGTAAAGATAATTATCATGAAAACATTAGGAAAAAAAATCTACCAAACTTTCTGAAGAAGGTTTTCCACGTTAATTTTTTTGAATCTCATTACTTAGATACTCTTAGTGACTTACAAGAAGATATAAAAAAGCAGAATAATGATATTTTTGAAAAACAAAAAGAGTATCTTTTTTATAATGGTAAAATAAGGACACATCGATTACTTGCACATTATGAAATAAAAAAAAGAAAATTAGATAAATTTGGCTTTATAAGTTTTATAGGAGACACGCATGTTCCGAGCGAATACAATTTAGAATTTTATAAGAATCATATAGGAAAATTAGGACTTTTAGATTCCGATTTAGAAATGTATTTGAAAGATTGGAGTCCATTAATACTAGACAAGAAATCATTAGACTTTACATATAAAAATCAGAATCAAACATGTAAACAACATTATAGAAATAGTTTTTTCTCTCTAGTAAGTGAAATGTCTATTACTACTAGATTTTACACCGAAAAAATATATAAGCCTTTGTTAAATGGTCATCCTTTTTTGGTATTAGCAGGTAGAGGTTTCTTAGAAGGACTGCGTGATGACGGGTATATGACCTTTCCTGAAATTTTTGACGAAAGTTACGATAAAGAAAAAGATCCTGTAAAAAGACTATTTATGGTGATAGATGAACTAGAGAATTTTTGTTCTAAGTCGGCTAGAAACAAAAAAATACAAATTGGTCTTTGCAGAGAAAAAATAGAGCATAATAGGAATAATTTTTTAAAAAGAGCAAAAAACAGTTTAGCACAGCGATATAGTACTATAATGGATGATATAAATGAAAGTTAACATAGAAGATGTTCTATTTTGGATGGATGCCATAAGAAATTCAAATGATAGATATAGAACACTGGAAAGTTTCTGGAAAGGTCAAGTCCGTTCAAAGATATGGTTGATAGAAAATTTATCAAAGTATACGCTAGATAAGCCCAACCGTGTTGTTATATTCGGGGGCTGGAACGGAGTTCTAGCATCTTTACTTTTTAATTCTGAGATTCCTATCGAACATATTACTTCAGTTGATATAGATCCTACATGCAAAGAAACTGCTAATACTGTTAATAAAAGATACGAAATGGAAGGAAGATTTTCTGCAGTCACATCAGATATGAAGGATTTCGAATATACAGAAACACCGAGTATAGTTATTAACACAAGTGCAGAGCATGTATCCGACGATGTTCTAAAAATTTGGTTTTCTAAAATACCAACGAAAACGTTATGCACAATACAGAATAATGATTATTTTGAACTTGAGGAACATATCAATTGTGTAAATACAGCGCAGCAATTAGAAGCAAAATTTTCTCTAGATAGAACGTATCTTGACTCACTCACAACTTCAAAGTATACAAGGTTTATGATAATAGGACATGTCTGAAGACTTAGAAAAATTAAAGCATTTATCAGTGTCTGATTTACAAGGTAAAATAGAATCTGTGTCAGGCTCTCCTACCTATTGTGTCCTACCTTGGATCCATTTTGCAACTAGACCAAACGGAGACATGAGGCTATGCTGTTCTGCTAACGCCAGCGGAGCAGGCGAGGATCACGAAGTTGGTCTTGTAAAAAATGAAAACGGCAAGCCGGCTAACTTCGGAACAGACACGCCTATGAGTGCGTGGAATAACGGCTATATGAAAAGCGTGCGCAAAACGATGCTAGCAGGCAAAGTGCCTAAATCCTGCACTAAATGTTTTGACGAAGAATCTAAAGGAGTTGTATCTAAAAGAATTTGGGAAACTCTTACTTGGCATTATGATGATGTGGACATACCAGAACTTATTCGTCAAACTCAAGAAGACGGAACTGTGCCCGAACAGTTAAAATACCTTGATTTAAGACTTGGGCATACCTGTAATATAAAATGCGTAATGTGTTCTCCTCATGATTCGTCGAGGTGGCTTCAAGACCATTCTAAACTAATGGACAATCTGAAAGATCCTAATGTTACACGTCAGATGCAATTTAATAAGAAACAATTTGATAACAAGTGGCACGAAAAATCTACATTCTGGGAAGACATGTATGCGCAGATTCCTAATCTAAGGCAGGTTTATTTTGCCGGCGGTGAACCTCTAATGATCAAAGAACACAAACAGTTCATCGAAGAAATTCTAAAGCAAGGATGTCAAGATAAAATCCTGTTGCGATATAATTCTAATGGTCTGTTAGTAGATGAAGATTTAATTGAAATGTGGAAGCGTTTTAGGAAAGTAAAGTTTGCTATATCAATGGATGCTTGCTACGAAAGAGACGAATACATAAGATACCCTACAGATTGGGCAACAGTAGAACGTAATTTACACATGTTAGATAATACACCCGATAATATTACAACCAGTCTTGCGACAGCGATACAGATATTAAATGTCAAACACCTACCAGATTTTATGAAATGGAAGGTAGAATCAAAATTTAAAAAACTAAATTTTGCTAATGTGCCAGGCGGAATTCAGATGGGAGCAGGTTTAGTAAACATGCATTTGTTATATCTTCCTACTTTTTTAAGTGTACAGGCTTTACCTAAAGACGATAAACAAGAAGTTCGAGAACGATACTTAGAATTTAAAGATTGGCTATGGAATAATTATAGACAAGACGACGATTTTTGGAAACACAATCCATATGGTTGGCGACGTTGGGAAGCTGTAATGAATCATATGGACGCAGAAGATAAATCAAATGAATTATTAGGTTTTAGAGAATATATAAGAGAACTAGATGCAATAAGGGGATTAGATGCTACCTCAGTTTTTCCTGAATTAGCACATTTATTATAACCAGTCGTTATTATGCCAAGTAGGTTTAACTAGATTTTCAATTTCAATAACATCTGTGTCTATACATCTTTTTATTAAATTTGTTGGTGGCATAAACCCAGCGGCACTCCTGGATGCAAAATTCAGCCAAGAATAAGGAACTGTGTTCTTAAGTTTGTTGATTATCTGATTTTCAGCACAAATTCTCAATTTTAGATTGTTAAAATTACATGTTCCTTCGTAACAGAATATATTGCTTAGATTAATAAGTGTATTTTGTTGGTTATTCTGGTCAATATAAGAAGACAGTGTGTTCCAGTCATGCAACAAATTTGTTTTTAAAAAAATGTAGTCTACGTTAGGTAATTTAGTAACATTTTCTTGCCAATATTTTAAACTTTTTTCGTTATAATCGTATAATATTATTTTCACTTTGTCAGACTTAGATATGCAGGATAGATACCATTCTCCGCTTGCCGGAGAAACAATTTGTACTAAGTCGTTTATTTTTTGATTTTGCCATTCAGTGTTTTGTGTATGTATATGTTCATTTTCACAATAACATTCTTTATATGCAACCTGATTTAAGTGTTTGTAAAAATCTTTTTCGTATTCAGGATATAAGTAAAATTTATTTTGTCTAATGTTATTATCAAAGGCTTTAAGGCTGTAATTATTATCTAGCGCGGTTTTTATAATATTCCAGCCGTGGCACTTATGTTGAAAAGTCCTTTGCACACTTCCAGGTTCGATCCAAATTGGTGTGTAATCATCGTGAATATTTTTATTTGATCTATAAGGATTTGTTTGGGTATGGCGAGAGCCTAGGATTTGTTTTCCTATTTTAGGTTTTCCTAATTTTTTATAAATTTTTAGATTAATTAAATAGCATTGATGATGTAATTCGTAGTAGGCATCTTGCCTGTCTAAAATATGCCCTTTTATAAAAAAATCTTCTAGACATTCTTTTTCAAACTCTTTAAAACATGTATCTCCGTTAATAAATTCTGTACCGGTTGCAAAAACCAAGGCATAATCGTAATGTTTACAAGATTCATGCAGTAATTTATCCTCATTTTTTCCTTGTATTACTTTATATCCCTTATTATAGATATTGCTTATTGTATAATCAGACTGATTTTTAATAATTTCACTTGCCCAATTGTCACAGGCGTTATCTGTAATGTCGACGCAGCAGAAAACAATATTTTTTTGATTAGTTTGCTGATAAAAATTAACTATATTTTGCATATGTTTTTTCGTAACTCCTAACTAATAAGTCAGTAAATTGTTCTAAATTTTGCGTTGAAACACCTTGCAGTATTAGATGTATTCTAGGTTGATTGCTATTGTTAATAACACTATGGTAATGTCTAATATTGATTAAAAACGCCTTTCCTTCATCAAAGGGCACAGTGCCAAAACCGTCTAGCGAAAAGAAGCATTCGCTTGGATGTACAACAGCTATATTGATAGGTATGCCTATTTTTAGCACATCTATACCTAATTCACCGGGCAACTTCCCCGGAGCGTCGCTATGAGGTTCAATATAACCACCAGGATCTAATTTCATAAATCTTATTCTTTTAAATTTGTCATATGGAAAATTTTGACAAAATTTCTTTATTGCAGGCGTATGGTTACTTAATTCTGTCCAATCATAAACTACCTCGTCTTCAGATTTATAACCATAATTGAACCAGGTTCCGGTTTTATCTATACCTATCCCATGTAAACAACAACTACTCCAACCTTTACTATCGTCGCTTCGATGAGGAACAAAGTATTGGTAACATTTTTCTAATTCTTTTTTCCATTTCTCTACTTCTATTGGTAGATCTAATTCTATAAACCCGAAATCAGAATAATTTACTATCCAATTTGCTTTTTCGTAGGACGTGTTCAAATTTTTAGGTATAGGAGTCAAGATAGGTTTGTCCTGTGTGTTATTTTCAAAGAATTTGTAACTGTTCATATGGATACTTATCGTATATAAGGAATAATAAATAATTTCATGACTAGTTTGCAAAGTATTATCTCTACGCAGGATCCTGATTTATTAGATATTAGATTTTGGCCAACAGATATTTGTAATTTTTCATGCGAATATTGTTTTCCTGGTAGCGTTCTAAACAAACTAAGATATCCTAAAAATGTACATACAGTAGTGAAAAATTTTAGAATACTTTTTGATTCCTACATAGACAATAACGGAAAAGAAAGGTTCAAATTAAACATTGTAGGAGGCGGTGAGCCAACACTTTGGCCAAAATTTAAAATTTTTTGCGAAGAAATTAAAAAACATCATGATGTGTATATACAATGCACAACTAATGCATCAAGAACAGTGCGATGGTTTCAAGAAAATTCAAAAGACGTAGATGAATTTGTTTTAAGTTATCATGCAAAAGACTGTAATTTCGAAAATTTTATTTCAGTAGCAGATTATCTATATAGTACAGAAAAGAATGTAACAGCTTTGGTACTAATGGATAATACCAGATGGGAGAAATGTGTAGAAGCAATAGAAAAAATGAAAAATGAAAGCGAGTATCCGTGGGTAATACAAGCTAAAGAGATTGTAGATGCACCTGGATATGATATAGATAGTTATACGCAAGATCAACTAGATTTTTTACATCAACCATTGAAGAGACTACCGGATTCAGATTATATAATTAAAAATCTTGAACATTTTAGAATACATGAAAGTATTGCAATTTACGATGAAGATACTGCTGTTCCAGTGACTGCAAACAAATATATTGTAGACAAAGAAAATTACTTCAGAGGGTGGAAATGCCATGTTCCGATAGAGAATTTGGTAATAGGGCACGACGGAAGTATAAAAGGAAGTTGTCAAGAAGAAATCTTTAAGAATGCAAAAATTAATATTTTTTCTGAAGATTTTGAACGTGAGTTCAGAAAGGAACAACTACTTTTAAAACCTATTACTTGCCCAAGAACTTCTTGCGCGTGCCAACCAGACAATCATATCACAAAGTTTAAAGATGCAAAATTTTAATTTAATAAGGTCTCTGAAAAGCAGCAAACACCTTTATGTAGAGTGGTATCCTACAGATTTTTGTAATTATGGCTGCAGTTACTGTTCGTTTGCAGGGAATTTTGATCTTGTAAGATATCAGAAAAATTTTGATATTGTCTATAAAAATTTTGTTTCTCTATTTGCCTATTATCAAGATGTTTTTACAAAAACAGATTTTACCTTAAGGCTTTGCGGAGGAGGAGAACCTACGCTATGGCCATATTTTTATAAGTTTTGTGAAAAAATTAAAAAAGATTTTAACATAAAATTAGAAGTTGTGAGTAATGGTTCTAGAACCATTAATTGGTGGAATAAGCACAAAGAGTATCTAGATAAAATTTATCTTAGTTTTCACAGTGAATTTGCTCACATTGATAACTATATCAAGGTGTTAGATTTTTTGTACGAAAACAACAAAGACGCCGAATGTCTACTAATGATGGATACTCACAACTGGAATACATGTCTCAAAAACTATAAAAAGTTATTAACCAGTAAGTATCCTTGGGCAATTCATGCAAAAAATCTTAGAGCCACAGAAGAGTATACACCCGAGCCGTTAACTGTAGAACAAAAAGATTTTTTTAACAATCCGGTTAAACGCCTTCCTGATTCTGTTAGGCTGCTGAAACAACTCAATGATCTTCAGATATATGAAAGCATATCATCTAAAACAAGAGAAGATTCCTATGTAGTAAGAAAATTAGATGATTATAGTAAACCAAATTTTAAGAATTGGTCCTGCAATATACTTAAGGCAAGACTTAAAATTACAGCAGACGGAAACATTACCGGCAATTGTCGAAATGGTTTTGATAATCTGAATTTATTTTCTGAAAATTTTGAAAGTGAATTGCAAAGCCAATTATTTTCAAATTTTATATGTCCTTCCGACACATGTTTTATTAATCATAATCATCACGTTTCTAAACACAAGATTTAGTTATAGGAATATCCGCCGCGCAAGTGCACCAGTCGCGAGAACAGATAACCGGCTTACTAGGAATATTAAAACTGCCTTTGTATATATTGCCTAAACTGCCTCCTACTCTACATGTTGCTCTATGAACCTCACCGTCCCAATTAATCATAAGACTTTCTAGACCAATATTACATGACCAACCTTTAAACTTGTTGTCGTGCTTTTTAATAATATCGTTAGCGTGTATAAAGTACTCTCCATCGACTTCGCAGTTAGGTAAAGCAGTTGCTTCGTTTTCTAATATCCAGTCTAGATCCTTTTGGTCGTAGCGCATATCATCGAACCAATCATGTGTTTCTGTCCAACGAATGCGACGTATAACATGCTTTATCTTTTTGTTTTGTAGAAGCATAGCAGCAAACTTAACATTTGCCATATACTCGTGATGTGCCATTATGTTAACTTGTATCGGAATATCCACTAATTCATAAGTTTCTATGATGTTTATCAAATGTAGTTCCCAGTCCTTTGTTTCGAAGTGTAGGGAAAACACAATATGATCCAGAGGCTGCTCGGCATACCATTCTGGCTTGCGTGTTCCGTTTGTTGTAACATTTATCCACGAAGCATGCTGTCTTGTGTAATCAAACAGTTGTGAAATTTTAGGATGAACACAGGGCTCTCCTCCAGTAAAACTTATTCTCAGAGGCTTGTCAATCTGAGACAGTTTATCTACTGTGGATTTTAGAATTTCTATGTCAGTATGAGGAGAATAATTGTCGTGTATCTCCGCAGGACAGTAGGCACAATCAAGATTACATCTTTTGCCTAAATTCCATTCTATTTTTACAGAGTTCTGATGCGGCCATCTACTGGTTACTGAATGCATGGAAAGTCACTATGTTTTAAAAATTGTTCATATGCAATATTGCTGTCAAAAAACTCAATTTTGTTGATCTTAAATTCTGACCCCAAAACTTCTTTATTGAAGTTTAATTTACAGGAATGGTTTGGAACATACCAATTTCTAAAATCGTCATGTATTTCTAACAAATTGTCAGTAATTATGATTTGACCAAGAAAATACCTACCTAAATTTAATTGGTTTAGATTATCTATAGGCACATCAAATTTTTGTTTTTTTGCCCAATTATAGGTGTTAATTTCTCTATAACACGGATAAGGATCCTGCACACTAAAAGACAGATATGCCTCAGAAGTTATGTTTTTTTGTAGTTCAAGGTGTTCTATATTATCGTCGTTAGCAGGAATAGTTACCCAGTCTTTGCCTAGAGTAGCATAACCAAGTACAAGTCGTCCCCAAACGGCATCAGATGCCAGGAACATCTTGTATTCTTCCTTAATCGGTACTTGTTTTTTATTTGTAGAATAAAAGTTTACACTATAATCATATTTACTAAAAGGATTATCTAACTTAGATTCTAAAATATGTATTAAATCATTAATTCTTAACCAGTTTGAATTATGATTACTTTTTACGTATTTTCTGTGTAAATTGTTTAATGTACTCTGCGTAAAATTATTTTTTATTTGTCCTACATTTTCAATTTTACACAAATAATTAATTTCTTCTACAACTTTGTCAAATTTTAATCCTGCGGTCGTACCATTTATAATTTTATTTCCTTCAATATGGATATCTTGCCAAATGTGTTGGACAGGGTTGTCGCTGAGATGATAGTATAAATCAAATGATTTTACTTTGCCTGATACAGTTATCTTTGCGGTGTTATATCCTTTTTTATTCTTAAAAAATTTTTCATACATACTTAGAAAATTCCGGTATTATTTTTTCGAAAGATCCCTGATTTCTTGTAGCGTCTAGTTTGCGATTAAAATCTACGCAGTCTTGCCAGTGTTCGCTTAGGTCTTCGGCTTGTAGAAAGTTGATGTTGTCTTGAATCTGTTGTAGAGTCACTTCACGAATTACAGAATTATTCTTAATCGTTTCGTAGTCCTCTACTGTGTGTTTCATTGCTTCAAGTTTTTCTATTACTTTCTGTTTTAATTCATTGGGAAGAACCTGTGCTGACAGTGCTCTAGGATAATTAACTCTATGACTGTAAAAAATTATGCCCATCTCTTCTAGAAAATATTCAATAACCTGATCTATTTGAAGTATGTTATTAGACTGAACAGTAAATGCTCCGACTACTCTTGAAACAGTAGGTATTTCTTTTATCTTCTTGATGTTTTCTTCTACAAGTGCAAATTCTCCGTTGCCTCTTATGTATTCATAAACATCATGTATACCATCAATGCTTACATTTACAGCAACTGATTTGAAATGTGGCCAGTAATCAAATATAGTTCTGCCTTTTGATATGCCTAGTTTAGTTCCGTTTGTGGCATACTTGATTTCAATGTTGTTAGCGTAGGGTTTAAGCATGTCTAGAATTTTGTAATGGTTAGGATCCATCAAAGGCTCTCCGCCTGCAAACTCTACTCTTCTAAAATGCGGTAGCAGTTTTTCAAAATCGCTCCACCAATGAGTAGTATCGTCAAATGGTCCAATATATTGTCCAGGCCGTGATGTAAGTTTTTTAACTGTTGGGACAAGATAGTTGTTTTCCTTCTCGTAGAACGGTTCAACTTCCTTCCAGTCAGTCCACGACGTAGAATCAAGAGGATTACACATGCGGCACTTTAAGTTACAGAGATTGTTAATCTTAATCTCCATAGTAGGGAATTCAAACGGCATTGAATAATCGACTTCTAGATTATCTAAAGCATTAGGGTAAAGGTTAATCCTAGCCTCTGGAATAACTCCGCGTATATGACGCTGTCTTAAGCTCTCTACGCCTTGATCTTCTAAATCGAAACACGGTATACACACATCAGGTCTCTCACCGCTTAGAACCTGCCTGCGAACTTCCTTCATTTTATCGGAGTTCCAGACTTCTTCAAGGCTTTGTTCTTGGATCCATCCCACCGGCTGACTTCTACAGCAGATTTTTATAGCACCATCTTCTCTAGTAGCTAGACCAGTGAACGGATGCATACAAAATGTGCAGGAATTATTCTTTGACACGACTTAGCGCCCACTCTCTTTCTTTACACCAAAAACATTTACCGCATTCTGGCACTGTTTGTCCTGGTATATAGGTACTATAATCTAGTTCACCGAACACTTCTGGATAGTCGTTTTTATCACCTTCGCAACTTCGAGTTAGATCTAACAAATCTAGGATATCGTAATCAAAGTATTGCTGCATTATCCAATCCTTTCTGATTTTAATAAAAGGATGACAAACAACTGTATTCATGTGTTCAAAAACAGGAGGTATGTGTCCTTCGTTTCTGTCTTGTAAAGCATTGTCTATTTCAATATCAGGATTAAGATTCACAGCCGCAAACCAAGCGTCTAAATTCTCTCTATGACAAATATATTCGTTGTGTGACCGTAAAATTATTTGATTACCGCTTTTTAGTTTGCCGTATTCATCTATAATATTTGGACCTTTGTCTGCCCATTCTAGGTCAGGCGGTATAAAACCCTCGTGTCTGATAAATTTTGTGTCCTGAAAAGTTTTTTGCATCCAATTAAACACTTCTATACTATTATATCTCTGCCACGGCCGCGTTTTCCAGCAGCGAATCTGTGTAGTAACATGTACCTCGTAATCAAAATTTTTGCATATAAGATATAAAAGAAGAGCACTGTCTGCACCACCGCTTAGACTTACTCCAATTTTTTTCCAATTTTTTTTGTAAGGAATACGAACACCGTGTATGAGCAGATTTTTAACCATCATTCTATTTATGATATAGGACGTACCACAATAATCTTTTTGTTAATCAGAGCCGTATAAATATTGGTATGTTAAAACATACTCAAAAAAGAGTTAAATCAGAGTTATTAGCCGAGGCTTCTCGTCAATTTTTTGAAATAGGAAAGCACGTATTAAATGTACCTACTAATAAATTTTTCTATGATAAGTGGGAAATGAAACAGGAATACAAAAATACTGTATGGGAATTATTATTAGAACCTATTAAACATTTAGCCGGCGAGGCAAGAATAGTAGTTTTAGATTCTCCTTCGGCCTATACTAGACATGCTGATTTAGATGATAGATTCCATCTAAACATATCAGGAGATCATGGATATCTTTTGGATTTAGAAAATTACAAAATTCACCCCTGTGTGCAAGACGGAATATGGTACGAAATGAACGCAGGAATTTGTCATTCTGCAATAAGTATAGGATCACAAAGAAGAGTACAATTAGTTGTAAGGAAGTTATTACAAAAAAATGATCTTAGTGATTATACAAATATTAGCCTATCTCTTAAACATCCTAATGATAGGTATCATTTTGATAATGTCATCTCGCCGTGGCTAAACACAAATCATAAAGACGGAACAATTGCTAATTGCTCATACAAAAATTCTTGCTTTGAATTTCAAATTTCCAATAAAAGTTTATCAGAATTTGAAAAATTACTAACAAAGATGCCTGTAGACATTTTTTATGAAAAACATGATTAGTACTAATATCGAAAAATGGACTCAGTATTTTAAATTTTCAGCACCTAGTGTAAGGGGTATTTCTCAAATGAATTACGAGCCTCTAGTTAATCCAGAAAATAATGTGTTTTGCAAAAATTACAATGTGAACAACAAATATCAAAAAATTGAAGGTCACCGTCCTCTTTATACTAAAGAGATTGTAGATTGGTTTTTCGAAAGAGAGGTGAACTATATAACTAAATTTTCCTATAAAGACTATGCACCAGAAATTCTAGATATAGATTATAAAAGTAAAAGAATTTTTATAAAATGGTATGGACACACATGTAATGAGGTAGTCTATTCAGACGCTAATTGGCCAAAAACAGATTGGTTGACAAAAATTGAAAATATAATTGTTGATCAAATAAAAAGCGGCATTTATAAATTAACAATGTATCCACACTGTCATTACATAGACAATAACAACAACATGCGAGCAATAGATTGGTATGGAGTTGTACCAACCAATTTTCCGTTTATTGAATCAAAATATATGGATGCAATTATCCATGACACTGCTAAACAGAGGCTTAATGAAACTCTTCCGTTAATTAATAATTGCTATAATCTTGAAATAATGTTTAAGAGAGGCTTATCGACTCATGTTTATTGGGGAGACGAATCCTTAAAATTTATTTTCAATAAGGTGTTCTCTTCATGAATGTTTATATTTTAGGTGATTCTAAAGGATTAGGAAAAGCATTGAAACAGAAATTTCAAGATACTGGTTATCGTGTAATAGGATACTCTCGTACATCGGGATTTGACCTTGAAAAAAATCAGGAACTTATTAATCAAATTGAAGATAATTCTTTAGTTATTTTAAATTCCTTTTTAAACGGTAAACAGTTAGACGTTTTCAAAATTTTATTAAAACGTCCCTTTATAAAGGCCGTGATATGTGGAAGTATGTCTTCTAGATATTTTGATAACGATAACCCAGAATATTCTTGTGCAAAACAACAATTAGAGAAAAAATTTTTTGATAGAGCAGTATATGATCCTAATAAGTTGTTACTCTTAAATCTGACCGGACACGCATATCAAAAAACCGATTTAATTTTTAACACCATTTTGTTCTGGTTAAAAAATGAGGATGTAATTGAAGTATCGTTTAAAAGAAGATAAATTATGATAGAAGAAAAATACAATACAAAAGACATTATTAATTGGGATCTTATAATTAGCAGTTTAGTAAATCAAGAATCTACGCCTGTTACTTTAGATCAGGTAATTGATCCCGATAAAACTGATGCAAAAACAGTAGACGAAGTTTATCAAAAATTAGAAACTATGCGACAGGTTTCTAGAGACCCTTTTGTTTCAGTGTGCGGGCCATGGGAAGATGCTTCATACAATCTAGAAAATATATACTTTGAAAATTATTTTCCAATAAAAAATTCTTATCAAGACACTGTTGAGAAATTTGCTAATCTTGTAAATCTCGAACCATTAGAAGTTTGGATAAGTAAAGTTTTACCGCATAAATCCGTGCCTTTTCATACAGACGAGCACGATGAGTATGAAGATTGGTCTAAAAAAGGTTTTATTATTCATAGATTTTCTGTTTTTATAACCGATCCAATTGATTATCAATTGTTTATTGTAGGAAACCAATATTGGTACAATCAGCCCAAAAATACTACAATTAAGTGGAATAATAATAAAGATCTGCACGCATTAGTAAACTGCAGTACCAAAAGCAACTATCTTTTTCACTTTATAGGTAGAGAATTATGATTAAATTTGTAGGAAATACTAAAAAAATATTTAACTGGAACAATGTTATTGCGGATTTAGAACTACAAACACCAAATTTTGTAGGGCCTAGTCACAGCAGAGAAGACAAATTGCCTGGACTAGATGAAATACTTGATATGTGGGGAAATTTTCCTATAGATTATCAAAAAAATGGTGGAGAGATTGGCTGGGATATGTTTATTCCTGAACAAAACTTTGATAAAAAACTGCTAGATGATTTTGCAGACTTTGTTGGATTAACTGAATATAATGGAGGCTGGATCAGTAGACTAAATCCTGGCATGATTGTTCCTTTACATTGGGACGTTCAGGATAACGAAAATGATATTAAGAACAAAGTCTTTAAAAGGTACCACTGTCATATTTCACCTCCAGAATGGGGACACGTATTTTTTGTAGAAGGCGTTCCTTTTGTGCAACAAGATCAGGGAAATGTGTATAAATGGAATTCAAGAAAATTATGGCATGCTGGAAATAATGTAGGATGGAAGCCTAAATACCTATTGAATTTTTGGTGAAAAAGGAGTAGAGAATATGGCAACAGGAAGAGTAAAATGGTATAATAATGCAAAAGAATATGCATTAATAATTGATTCTGAAACAGATAAAGAAATTCCAACATTTGGTCATTCAGCGTGTTTGCTTGACGGACAAAAAGTTGAATATCAACTTACTGAAAAAAATGGTATCACTGTTGCGGAAAATGTAACACTAAAAGATTCTAGGTATTTTGATTCTCCTCCTACAGTGAAGCCGTTAAAAGAAAATGTTTTATGTGATAGACCTAGAATATCTTATTATGACAATGTTCTTTCTGCTGAAATTTGTGACTACCTAATTAAAAAATGTGATAACGAATGGATTGATCCTGAAACTCATTCTGAAATGTGTCACATTCAAGCCAATGCGCAACAGGATGCAAAGAATATAAATCGAAAAGCCGTTCATGATTTAGATTACAAGGATTTTAATGTATTATCTACCAACATTATGGCAGCCTTAGGAAAACCCTATTATTTAATCGAATCACTTGATTTTCTTTGTTATGAACAGGGGCATTTTATAAATGCGCATCATGATTTTTTGTATGATCCGAGAAAATTTAATTATTATAAGAAAGGCGGGACACGACAAAGCATGGCTTTTATCTTTTTAAATGATGATTTTGAAGGAGGAGAAACATATTTTAATCATTTAGACGTAACAATACACCCTAAACAAGGCAGGTTAGCCTACTGGCAACAGGATTATGACATTGAAACTAATTGGAGTACAATTCATGAAGGTAAAGAAGTAACAAAGGGCAAAAAATATACTGCAATAATGTGTTTAAGCAGTCTACCTCGATGCGAAACAAAAGGATACTAGGTATGACAAATCAAGAAGAAAAACAAGATTTTTTGATAACTAAACTAACTAACTTACAACAAACAAATTCATTGTTGTATAAAAAATTTGAAAAACTTTATAATGATGATTTTATAAGAGAATATATAGAAAAAAATATCGACACCAATTTTTTTAGCAATATCAAAAATTATCTAGTATGAAGAATGTATGTATAATAGGCCATTCTAAGGGTCTTGGCAAATTTGTAAGTGAAAAAATGAATGAATCTTATAATGTACTAGGATTGTCAAGGCATAACGGCTACGATATCACTCGCAATACAGATGAAATAATTAACTTAGCAAAAAAATCTCATATATTATTTGTAAATGCATATAGTCCGATGTACCAAACTGATATAATTAAATCATGCATTAATTATGTAGATAAGATTATTGTATCAGGATCTCTAGCAGGTTATTTTGAAAAAATAATTCCTGGAGAATATGCTAAAGAAAAAAAGATGCTAAGGAAGTATTGTAATTTAAAATCATTAGATACAAATTGCACCACAGATATCCTACATCTAAACTTATCATGTATAGAGGGTAACAATGTAAATCTTGACAATCCTAATGCTATTAAGTGTGATTATGAAATAACATTTGATGAGATCTATGAAGTAATTAAATTTTGGATAGCCAATCCATGCTTTTCAGAAATAACGTTTAACTTTAAGATAACTGATCTATTTGTTTCTCAAGTCAAAGATAAAATTGGTACCCAACAAGAAATAGAACATCTAATGGAAAAAATTAATTCCATTTAGGATATTTTTCTAAATCCGTTAAGAATTCTTTTGGGTAAATCTCCCACACAGTCTGATTTATGTCTCGATAAAATATCTGTTTTACTTTTCTTGCAAGGTTTTTCTTTTCTAGCGTAGGAAAGTAGTATTTATGGACTAGTTTTTGGCTAGCATCTGTGCTTTCGTTGCTAGTTGCAAACATTCTATTATTACTCCCTACCCATTCGACGCACTTTGGAACAAAAAATTGATCAGTAAAATTTTGATGCTCGGCAACCAGTTTTTTTGGCGTAATTAATCCTTTTAATGGTGAATATTCAGCAAACGAACAGGTTCTAGTTAATATTCTATATGATTTCTCTCCCATTACGTCAAAAAAAGAATGTGCTGCTACAGAACCAATTGCCTTGTTATTATAATACAATATCCAAGCATTCCATATAGGTTCATTTCTAAAGCAATCAATCATTCTTTTTTGACTAGAATTATTTACAAATCCCTTTCTTAGAGATTCTTTGTAAAAATCAGTTAGATCTAATTCTTCATTCCATTCTTTTAATTCAAACATTGTAAATTTTCTTTGCTTTTTCCATTGTAGTTACCGGAAAGTCTGATTTAAAAGTTTCAAATGCTAGTTCTTGTATTTTGCTCAATGCAGTGCATTCTTGTGGATCAATATCGAGAGATTTCATTAAAGGATATAATTTTTTTAATCTGTCGCTGCTAATATGACTGAAAACTTCTTGTAGTCTTAGATCTTTCTCATGCGAATCGTAACAAAAAAAATAATTTATGCTTTTGAGTTCGCCCCGAACGATAAAATAACTAGAAGGATGCAAACTATATTTGTATATTCCAAGATCTCTGTGTGCTCGAAATATTTTTAACATTTGATCTTCCCAGTCTGGTAATACGTTTAAAAAATTATAGAAACTGTGATTTGATTTTTCCCAGAAGTCATTGTCTTCTATTTGTAGAAAGATTTTTCTTTCTTTATAATCTATTTCTTCAATTTTAGGAATCAGATTAGGAAAGTTTTCTGACATCTGAGTAAGAAATTTAATTTCTCTTGACCATTTTTCGACCATTAGATCTTCATCTACAACTTCATTCTGTCCTTGGTGATAAACTTCGTCGTTATAATACCACTGACAAAATGTTTTACGATCTTTACTAATTAGACTGGTATAGATTAGATTATTTCTACACAACCCTTTTTTAGGTACATTATTGTAGTAGTATTCAAATTGCATTCATGAATTACCTCTCTGGGGGTATTTAAGTGTTAAATAATTTATAATAGGAGAAATTGAAATGAGAGGAATCGGCGGCCGTCCGTATATAAATCTAGACAAGTTCTTAGATATTGACGGATTTACAAAATTACATCCACAAATTGCAAAGGGAATGGCATTAGCAAAAGACTATGCTAAAGAAGGAACGTGGATGGCGCCGGGATTTGATTGGAATCAAGCCAGTTATATAATAGATTGGAAACCGATTTATAAAGCCTGGGAAGAATATCAAGCGTTACCCGATGAACACCCTATAAAAATTACAGGAAACGAAATACTTCCTAATAACTTTGGTGATTATAAACAAAGAAATATCTTTACAAGGTATTTAAAATCTACTCTAGGAGCAAATGATCCCTACAATTATTACTTTTTATGGGAAGAGGGTGATTGGAATGCTAGAAATGCAAAAAGAGAACCCACTTACGAATCTAGATATTTTCCTGGGCTAGTAAACTGGGTGTATAATCTTCTTGAAGAAAATATTATAGAACAAATCGGACGAGTGATCATATTTCATTGCGACCATAATGGCAAGGCATTTGAACATCGAGATCTAGATAGAAAAAACGGTGTGTTTGAGAATGATTTTTATACCGATCATAAAAACGAGTTTATACACATACGGCCTAGGACAAAGCGTGGTTTCTACATCTGGGACCCCGAAGAACAGAACAAGTATTATCTAAACTGTCATGCAGCATTCTGGAATGATCAAGATTGGCATGGCGGCGAAAGTTCTAAGGAGCAGGAATACGGTATTAGGATAGACTGTGTTTTCACCAATGATTTTAGAGAAAAACTAGGAATATCTCACTTAGACTATTATTAATGTCGTATTGCAACGCACCGTGGAAAAGAAAATTTATTGAGGCGTCGGGAGACGAATATCCTTGTTGTCAGTATGATCGCACTTTGCCTTATGACAGTAAAATAGTAAAATCTTTAATGCTACAGTCGGAAAAAGTTCCTGGTTGTCATAAATGCGACACACAAGAAAAAGGCGGAGAACGGTCGCTTCGAAAATATTACAATTCACTGTATGGCAAAGTTTATAATGAAAATATAACAGATGTTGAAATTGCTTTAGATAACATTTGTAATCTCAAATGTTTAACATGTTTTAGTAGAGCCAGCCATAAAATATTCGAACGTGAAAAAAGGATATTTGGAGCAACGGCAAGTCCTACTAAACTTCTTCAAAACCGAAATTATTTAAGTATTAACTGGAGTAATGTTCGTAATTTGCACATTTATGGCGGAGAACCTTTTTATTCTACTGCTTTAAAAGATTTAATAGAGCACATTAAACAATTTGTAGATCTAAATAATTTACATGTGTCTGCATCTACAAATGCAACATTACTACCAAACGACGACGTCTTTATTTTCCTAAAAAATACTAAATCTGTTTATCTAAATTTAAGTATTGATGCATATGGCGATTTAAACGATTTTATAAGAGACGGTTGTAAATGGGAAGAGATTGAAAAAAATTTGCATAAATGGCATGACATTATTTTATTACATCCGCATATTAAGATTTGTGTTTTTTCTACAATATCAATTTACAATGCCAATCGATACTATATTTTAAAAAAATATATAAGTCAGAACTTTCCTAGATTTGAAATTAATTTTCAGAATCTTCAGTTTCCGGAATGGCAATGTATAGCAAACACTCCCGAATCATTCAAAGACCTACTTAAAAGATCAAGTAATACCGAAGAAAAAATTCTTAATTTTTTAGAGATTAAACAGAAGGATTATTTTGAAGAATTTGTATATTTTACATACAACACAAAGGGCATTGATGTTCTTAAACAGGTTAATCCTGAATTATATAATTTTATGAAAAATTATAAAATAAAGGACTGTACAGGATTTTTTCGGAATAAAATTAATGAATATAAAAGTGATTAGGAAACCAAAATGAAATATTTAGATAACTACCGAGATTGGATAGATTATAATTGGGTTAAGTACGTAAAAAATAATGAAGGTAAACCATTCCCAAAAGGTCAAACTGCTGTTGATAATTATGAAAGTGAGGAATTTAAAACTGCTGCAAAAGCCGGATACGATTTAAACAATATAATGTGGTATGTATTTGAAAAAGATAATTCGCCATTTGATATTAAACCTTCATGGACAGAAAAACGTTGTTCTTGGTGGATTACTAAACTGAATCCAGGACAATACATGCCAATGCATGTAGATCCGTTCACTAATTACAAAGATTGTAATAGATACTGGATGCCATTAACAGATTATCAACCTGGGCATATTTTTATATACAAAGACACTTTTATAAGCCACTATAAGATTGGAGATTTGTATAAGTATGACATCTCTACAGAAATACACGGCGCCGCAAATATAGGTCATACTGTTAGAATAATATTACAGATTACTGAATTTTTAGATTAGGAAATAGGTATCCAATCTGTTCCGTTATATCCGACAAATTGACTGTTAGTAGAGTCGAATATTATCCAACCAGATTCTGGATTATCAGGAAAAGAAGTATCGTCGTATGATGTTGCTTTTATAATAGGAGCGGTGAACACTCCTTTAGCGTTATAACTCATTTCTCGACCTGTATTTACAGAATCCGTAGAACCGTCGTTTGTAAAGAAATTAATTTTTCCAGGCACAGATTTAGATGTAGGAATTGTACCGTCGGCAGTGATAGTGATAAGTCCTGCGTCTACATAAGAATCTGTGTGGAATCCTCTTGAGATGATACCAACTAAAAGACTGTTGTCTTCGATAGTTTCAGGCGTGTCTATGTCTCCCTTGAATGATTCGAATTGTATTCCGCATCTTGTATTATCGTCCCCGAATGTTTCTCCTCTCTGTTGTATTGCTATCGAATCCGGATCATAAACCTCTATAGTAGAGTTAAAAGTAATAAATCCGCCACCTAGTATCTCATTACCTGTTATAGTTAAACTATTTGCAATTACATCACTTGTGTCTTTATCTATAATCAGTGTGCTATCTGTTGAATAAACAGAACCAGTTAGGTTGCCTTCGATATTTTCTACAAAAATAGAATTTAAATCTGCATCAAAAATTGTTGTGCTATCATCTAGTTCGATAGTCTTAATCTGTAGACTATTTGCGGTTAATTCTCCATCTACCGCTACGTCCTCAAAATATCCTTTACGCCAATAAAAGTCACTAGACCCTAGATCATACAATCCATCTGTATCAGGAATTAAACTAGATCCTATTACACCTCCAACAATTATGTTGTCTTCAGAACCGTCGCCTAGGTTAATACTTCCGGTAGCGGTAATTGTACCGTCTATGTTGATATTACCTGTGCCAACAATACTGTTGTTGTTCAAGTCTAGATTACCACCCAAACTAGGCGAATCGTCGTCAGACAAAGAAGCAGAAACTAACAGTCCGCCTTGAGTAGTGCCGTTTCCTACATATACCTTTCCGGTGTCGGTGACAAAAAGAGGTTCACCTGCTTTAGGGGTTATGCTCTGTCTTTCTGCGTCAGTGCCACGACGAAATTGAAATGCCATCAATTTACTCCTAGATTAATCTTACTAAAGTATTTATCAATCTAGTCGATATACTATCTTCGCTTTTTCATAAACAGATGAGTACGCTTAGAGATGTCTTGTTTGACCTTTTCTGTGTTTAAACGAAAGTCAATATGAACTATTGAATCTTCATAGGTCTCAAAGAGGTCGGCAATAGAAGCCTCTAGGTCGTACAGACCTTCTTCTTTGGTAAGGTCAATGTCCCAGGTTATGCCATCTTCAAAAGATATTCTAACAGAATGAAGATAATCTACTGGGACAACTTCGACTTCTACATCTTCAAAAACCTCTGGCCAATAATCAATAACCTCCGGCGGAAGTTTTTTACTGGCCACTTGCTGCTTTGGTCTTTTTCTTTGTAGGAGACAGTTCTTCTGCCTGCTCTCTCAGTGCCTTTGCTTCTTTGTAAAGACGATCTGCGTCACTGCGGTACTTGGCAGCAATTTCTTCATCTGTCAAAGCACCTTGTGTACTTACAGGTTCGGCTTGAGGAGCATCATAGTCCACGGTTTCTAGTGTAGTTTCGCGTTGATTGTCAACAGGCTGGTCACCACCACTGATAGCAAGATCCTCTACAGACACGCCTTTCTGCTCTGCAATCTGTTGATTGAGTTCGTTAAGCGGAATAGCAGTGTTGCGATCAGGTACCATTTCTACTTCGTTAGTAGCAACCTTCATCATCCTACCTGTAGTATGAAAACCAGCAAGCATGTTTCTACCGTCTGGTAACTGTGTACGAGCCATTGCCTCGGCAAATTCTGTTGCATTCTGTCCTGTGTGACTTTCTACACACTTCATTAGCGCATCGTGCTCGTCAGCCATTAGATTTTCTGTAGTAACTACGATGCAGGATTCAGCATCACCTGGCACTGTGCGATAAGCAATTACGACCTTTCTCTGATTGTTCTTGATTCTACCTACATGCTTAAGAGCCATTAGGATTCTCCTTGTGCCTCCTGCTGCTGTGATACAGCGGCTAGGAATGTTTCTAGTTTTGTGTATGTTTGTCCCACAGTCATCATTTCGTTAGGCTTAAATGCGCCTCTCTGACTTGCGACATCAATAATCTGCTTAATAGCGTTAAGATCCTGTACTGTTAGTTCAGCGCCGGACTCTTGTGGTGCTTCTGCAGCAGCAGTTTCTTCAACCTGACTGGTTTCTTCTTTCGCCATCGTTTCCTCCTATAATGTGCGTGTTTTATTTACTAATACTTTAGATAAGGGCAACCCAAAGTGAATATGGATAGTTCTTTTGGATCTTCAAATCCGATTTTTATTACTTTTTGTGGTTTATTATGTTGATTCAGTTCATGGATAGCGCCTACATAGAATCTACCTTTAAGATTCTGTGTAATCCACTTTATAATCGTTTGTTCTAGATTGTATCGTCGCATTTCTATGGTAACGTATTCAAAGTGCGGCGCAGGCACTTCGCATTGACGAATACCATAGAAGTTTAAGGGATTAATTTTGCGTGGTTTATACCTAGTCGTCATAGTATGTGGTTACTCCGAACGGCGCTTCGGGTGCTCGTCCATACACTGAGTGTATAACAAATACAGTATCACAGTAGTCCGGATCACCCCAGTCGCCCCACGGCATACCGTCAGTAAACATAATGAACTTCTTAGGCACAAAGTCCTGGTTCTTCATGTATGTCCAGTTTGCTATGAAGTCAGTACCGCCACCGCCTTTGATTTCATATTCAAGCATGTCGCGTCCGTCGTCTGCTGTAAACGTATCTTCATTGTAAACTTCAGTGTCAAAGCACCAAATTTTAATACGATAGTCTTCGTACTGATCCATAATGCCTTTGACTTCGCTTAGGA